AAAAATGGCGTTGCCTTTGTCGTCATGGCCCGCCGACAAGGTTGAGCGCTGGCCGGTCGCCAAGCTTGTCCCCAACGCGCGGAACGCGCGCACCCACAGCGACGAGCAAGTCACGCAGCTTGCGGCCTCGATAGAAGAGTTCGGCTGGACTATTCCGGTCCTCGTCGACGAGGCGGGCGGTCTGCCAGAGTAATGAGAGACTAAAAAACTGCGAGCCCAGACGAAAAATAAATACGAGCGGGAGCTATGGCCGAAGGCGTAACCGGACAAAGCCTTGCCGGTCTGCTTGATCTCGACATGAAATCGATCACAAAGCTCTCGCACGCAGGGATCGTGGTCGGCTCGGGAGTGCGCGGACGCTTTCTTCTGGCCCCGTCAGTCCGCAACTATGTCCGACACTTGCGGGAAATCGCCGCCGGCCGCCAAGGCAACGAGCTGAACGCAATCGATGAGAACGCGCGGCTCAAAATCGCCCAACGGCGGAACTACGATCTGAAAAATTCGATCCTCGAAGGCTCCGCAATCCCCTATGAGGCGATCGCGCCGGCCTGGGCGCGCGTCGTCCGCGCGATCCGCTCCGCGATGCTGGCCGTGCCCGGCAAGGCGCGTTTCCGATTGCAGCATTTGACGCCGCGCGACGCGGAAGTGATTAACGAGATAATTCGCGACCAGCTTACCGCCGCCGCGCTGACGGATGAGCCGCCGCCCATAGAAGACGCGCACAGTGCAATGCGGATAGTACATGACCCCGGCCGACCGCCTGGCAACGGGCACGCTCAGACTTCTTAAGCCCCCGCCGCGCTTATCCTTGCCGGATTGGGTCGAGGCCGAGTTTCGGCTGCCGGAGCGATCGAGCGCGCAGCCCGGCCGGTTCAATCTTTGGAAATATCAGCGCGGATGGCTTGAGGCGATTGGCGACCCGCTTGTCCCGCGCGTGACCTTGATGAAGGCGGCGCGGCTCGGCTTCTCGAAATGCTTGATCGCGACGATCGGTTCGTATGCCTGCAACGATCCGTGCTCGGTGATTTTGCTCGTGCCGACCGACGACGATGCGCGGCGCTATGCGGTTGACGAGGTCGAGCCGTCGTTCGAAGAGAGCCCGGCGCTACATGATTTGATTCAGCGCGGGCGCCTCGACGGGCGCAATACGCTCGTCATGAAAGCCTTCAATGCCGGCGGCTCGCTGAAAATCCTGGCTGCGCGCGCACCGCGCAACTTGCGCATGCACGACGCGAAGGTGTTGCTGATCGACGAAGCCGACGCGATGGAGGTCACTGTCGAGGGCGATCCGATATTGCTCGCCGAAAAGCGAACCGTTGCTCATCCTGACCGCAAGATCGTGTGCGGAAGCACGCCGACGAGCGAGGACACAAGCGTCGTTGCCCGTCGGTTCGATGAATCGACCCAAGAAGTTTTCGAAGTCCCCTGCCCAGAGTGCGGAGTCTTCAACGAAATAAGCTGGTCAAACATCGAGTGGAATTCCGGCGAGCCTGAAACCGCTCAGTACATGTGCCCGCACTGCAAGGGGATGATCGACGAGCGCCGCAAGCCGGGCATGGTTGACAACGGCCGGTGGCGCGCGCTCAAACCGGACGTCGTGGGGCACCGCGGCTTTCGCATCAACGCTCTTGTCAGCATGCTCCCAAACGCGTCATGGGGCCAGCTCGCGAGAGAATATTTAGATGCGAAGCGCGGCGGGCCTCATATGATGCAGGTGTTTTATAACACCGTGCTTGCGAAGCCGTGGCGGACCACGATCAACCGCGTTGACGCCTCGATGCTCGCGGACCGCGCCGAGCCGTGGGGCCTTCCGACAGTGGGGCACGGCATGATAGTGCCGGACGACGTCGTGCTTATCACAGCCGGCGTCGACATGCAGGACGACCGCGTCGAGTGCACGTTGATCGGCTTCTCTGTCTTCGGCGCGCCGTGCATCCTTGGCCATGTCGTGTTTTCCGGCAACACGCTTGAGGACGGCGTCTGGAAGACGCTCGACGGGTTTCTCAAGACCAAGTGGCGGCATCCGAACGGGTGGGCGATTGGGATAGACGGGACCGCGATCGACTCTGGTGGGCGCGGGGGGCGCACGCAGCGAGTTTATGACTTCGCGTATCCGCGCATGAGCCGCTATATTTTTGCCATCAAGGGGCTACCGGGCCCGCGCAAGATTTGGACGAAGCTGACGAGCGTCAAGGGCGACATGCGCGCGTTTGGCGTCGCTGTCGACGTGCTTAAGACGGAAGTCCTCGATCGTTTAGCCCGCGAGCCGTTCAACGAGGACGGCAGCGAGAACCCGCAAGCCTTCCGGCTGAGCGATCAGCTTACCGATGAGTTTCTGGAGCAAAGCTGTAATGAGACAAGGCGGATTCGCTTCGTAAAGAACAGGCCAATAATTGAATTTCAGCCGAAAAGAGCCGGCGCGCCGACTGAGGCCCTCGACTGTATTGTCTACGCGTTGGCTGTTAGACAGTCCCCGTCGGTTCGTTCAATCGATCTTCGTGAAAGGGCGGCAAGACGCCAGGTCATAGGCGAGCAGCCGCCTAAACAAAATGCTGGCGGGTGGGCTGAGAAATTTGCAGCTTTGTGATTTCATAGCAGCCATAAAGTTTTCTTACAGCGAGATTTAAAACCGCGGCGTCGCCGGTTGCTTTCTGAGAGTCGAGATCGCGTCTTAGGCGATCGCTTCTGTCCGCGATTGGCGGACGCAGCTCTTTCGATCGCATCCAATGGACGCATGCGCCCCTTGTTGCTCTTTGAAATCTTCTCTCGTGTCTCAGCCGATAGCGTACGGCCGACCATGTACTTATTCCCCCGTTTCAATTCTGACATTTTCGCGCGGGTTGATGGAGCTAGATGCCGCCGCTTCCGCCGCTGTTGCAATTTAAGAGACAACCAGTTCCAATGTCGTCGCGACCATAATGCAAAATAAGCGCCCGTTCTACAGCGCACGCTTCATCGAGTGTCGTGTTTCAGAGTAGTTTGCGAGGTAGGACGGCCATCCAGCCGGGTTTGTTTAGGCGGCGCGCCGATGCAAGAATCCGGTAATTTTTGTCAAGGCCAATATAGCGCGGCAATGGCTCGTCTGGCTCGTAGAGTCCATAGACGTAGTGGTCACGCATTTCTCCTCCTAGACCTGCGAGTTTTCAACCCTGGCTTCCATGGCGGGCGGTCTTCTAGGATGGCCGTGATCGCCAGCGCAACCGATCTAGGCGCGCCGATTTCCTGCCAACGCTGCCCCTGGTGTGGGCTGCACTGCAATAGCTCGGCGAGCGCGTACATTCCGATTCCGCGCTCCTCGAAGAGCTTGCGCGCGGCTTTGAAGTCGCGGCCCGACATAAAACGCTTGGTCACGGCTCGCCATATTCCTCTTCATCTCCGCACGTGCGGCAGTCGTCGAGCCGATAATGGCCACGGCTGTCGTAGTATCCATCCGGTGAGCGCCAGTCATGCCGCGGGAACGGTATTTCGGTGCGCCAGTTTGGGCTCGCCTCGCTGCGGCCGCCGTGCTTCTCACCCGCGATGGCGGGGGAGAGGTATAAAAGCGCGAGGACAAAAGCGACGTGTTTCACGCGGCTTCCTTTAGCAGTTCGCCGGCCTTGCGTTCGATATCAACTCGGGCGTCCTGCCAGGTGATTCCGCGCGCGTAGGCCGTAGCGGCCGTTGTCGCATCCCAGACAGTTTCAATTATGCGGTCCTCTTCGAGGAAGAGGACGGCTTTCATCGCGCGACGCTTTTGTTAGCTGTGTCATTTGGTTTTCACCTTTGAGCCGGTTGTGAAGCCGGCCTGTTTGAGTCCGCCGCTTCCCTCGGTCGGTAAACTTGATATAGGCCAATTGGCTTGAATAGCAAGAGGGAAAAATGATCAACGCGATATCCGCTGTGCTCGCGCTCGCTTTGCTTGCGGCGGCCGCCGCCCCACTCATCGTCACGATCTTTTTAATAGGACACTGAGATGAACAAAATCCTTGCTCTAATCGCAATGCTGGCTGCGTTTTCGATTGTTGATATCAGCGCTGCGTCGCCGAATCTCAATCCGGCGCCGCACACCCACGTCATGCCGACAAGGCCGCTCCCGTTAGGGGCACTATCGGGGCCGCTCACCTATCATGGTGGGTCAATCTCGGTGAGGTCAAAATTCTATGCTGTTTTTTGGATTCCGCCGACGCTTCAAACTGGCGCGCCGACGAGTATGCCGACTTTATATCAGAATTTGCAGACGGGACTCCTTCGGAACTATCCGGGGCATGGGATCGGCAATACCAATACCCAATATTTTCAGATTGTCGGCGGTGTCACGACATACGTTTCGAATCTTCCTGGCGTTGGTCTGCTGGACGGTCTTGCTGGCGTTTATGTTGATAATGCGCCTTATCCCGCCTCGGGGTGTGCCGACTCCGTGACACCTGGAAATTGCATCACGAAAGCGCAGATGGAGACCGAGCTTCAACGGGTGATTGCGTTGAATGGATGGGTCGGTGGAACAAACAAGCTTTTCGTGGTCTACACGTCCAGCGGCGAAGGGTCCTGCATGGGGCCTGGCGGAAGCTGCTCTTATGTGGATTGGTGTGCCTACCATAGTTTCATCAGCACATCGCAACCGGTTGTTTACGCCAATATGCCTTACGGCGACCAGCCAATTTGTAATAATCACGGTCAACCGAACCCGAACGGCGATGCCGCGGCGGATTCCGTGGCGAATGCGGCAAGCCACGAGATCAGCGAGATGATCACCGATCCGCTATTTGATGGATGGTATACCGGCGCTTATGAAAATGGTGATCTGTGCGCATACATTTTCGGGGCCAACACATACGACGCTGGCAACGCAAATCAGCAGTGGAATGGCATCTTTTACGAATTCCAGGAGGAATGGAGCAATCACGCCGGCGGTTGTGTTCAGTTAGGTCCGTAAGATGGGCAAAAAGACCAAGAAACGCCAGGAGATCGCGAGCGCAATAAGCCGTCCAGCTCCGGCCTCGCGGTATGGCGGTGGGACGAACGTGCATACGCGCGCCGGCGGTGGTTCGTCATTTCTCTTTGGCTGGAATCCAGCGCTCCGCGAGCCGATCTTCGACGTTCGCGAGGGTTGGGTTGGGGCGGCCTCGCGCGCGATCGACAGCCTGCAAAATTCAGGTTTCATGTCCGGTGCTGTGGAAACCGCCTGCGGCCAAATGATCGGCTCCGGGCTCATGCTGAACGCAAAGCCCGATCCGGCACTGTTTGGCGGCAATGAGGCGAGCGCCGAGGCCTGGGCGCAAATAGCCGAGAGCAAGTTTGCGCAATGGGGCGCTAACCCGTGGGATTGCGATCTCGGCGCGCGGTTCACGCTTGGGCAGCTTCAGGATCAAGCGGTGAGGCAATATTTCGCTACCGGGGAGATCGTTGCCACACTCCCGATGAAAAAAAGGGGCGACGGACCAGCCCTGAAGGTCAACGTCATGCCCAGCATGCGGCTGGTGCAGGCATCGATCATGGGTGGCCCGTACAATCAGGTTCAGGGGGTTATCCTCGGGCCAGACCACGAGCCGATTGCCTACGCGTTCTTGAACGCCGCTCTTGTATGGGGCATTTTTGAGCAGGACATCGTCCAGGCGAGAACGGTGGATGGGCGCCCTGTGGTTGTCCATCTTTTCACCGGCGATCCCGGCGCGGTGCGCGGCATCACGCCACTCGCCCCGGTCCTCAAGGTCGTTCGCCAAATCGACCAGCTCGCCGACGCCACGCTTACCGCAAGCCTGTTGCAGACGATATTCGCGGCGACCGTCGAATCCGACGCGCCGACAGCCGACGTCATGCGCGCGTTGCAATCAGACGACGAGCAGGACCTCGAAGGCGGCCAGCCGGGTGACTTTGACAATCTTATGAAGCAACGGTTCGAGTGGTATCGGCAGACCAAGGTGGACCTCGGGAACTTTGGCAAGATCGCCCACATGTTCCCTGGCGAGTCGCTGAAGTTCAACTCGTCGATGCACCCGAATTCGAATTATGACGTCTTCAACAAGTCGCTCTTGCGCGAAATCTCGCGGTGCCTTTGCGTTTCGTACGAGTCTGTCTCAAACGACTATTCCCACGCGACCTATTCAAGCGTGCGGCAGGCGTCAGCGGACCTTTGGGCGCTTACCATAAAGCGTCGCGCGTTTTATCCGGCGCGCATGATGCAAATGGTTTGGGAGAGCTTTCTCGAAGAAACAATTGAAACAGGTTTGTTGCAGTTCCCAGGCGGCGTCGACGCTTTCCGTGCTAACCGGGCGGCGGCATGCAATGCGGACTGGCGCGGGCCGCCGAAGCCGCTTGCCGACGACCTGAAAGCTGCCAAGGCACAACAAATCTTGCGGTCCGAGGGTTGGGTTTCACGTGACCAGCTCTGTGCGGAATATGGCAACGATTGGCTTGAGGTTAATCGCCAGCGTGCGGTTGAAAAATCCGACGATGAAAGGCTCGGGCTCGATCCTCCCCCGAATATCGGAGGCGGCGGGCAGCCCGGGGATGCAGCGAAAGGCGGTGAAGACGGCGAGGGCGGCGCGACATGACCCAGGTGGTGGACTGGTCTGATCCGTGCGCGAAGTTCAAGGCGCTGTCTGACGCCTATTACACGATAATCAGCGGCGGCAACGCGGCCGAGGTCTCCTACATGGCGAACGGTGTGTCGAGGACCGTCAAGTTTTCATTTTCCAACATTGCCGCCTTGAAGCGGGAGATGTTGGCGTCTGAGGATCAGTGCGCGATTTTGAACGGTGCGCCGCGCACGGCGAGGCGGTTTGCGATCGACTCAGGGTCACGGCGGCGAGGGTGGTGGTGGCGGCTATGAGCTTAGACCAGCAATTCGATAGTGTGTGCGAAGTCGATCGGGTCTTTCGCGCTCTTGCTAAGATTGCAAGCGACACAGAGCCATTGAAGATTAGATGGCCAATTCGAGCCGCCGCGAGCCAATGGCTTGATGTGATCGAGGTGCCCGCGCCGTCCGAGCGATTCTCGGCAATAGGCGCAGCGGTTCCTTTGTGCGAGCCTGATGCGGTTCGTGTCGGCGGCGCTGTGCGCTCCTTCGGCGCATAGGATTCTTGCTCGGCGGTTTCTGGCGAAGGCGCGGCATTTGTCAGGGTTTGCTTTCTGCCAGACCATTACAGAGATTTTTATCTTATCCTTATTTGCGGCTCTGTAGGCGGCCTCGCGGCATTTTGCAGCTACGATATTGGCTTCGCGCCTGGCTTTGTGGCTCGTGTTGATTTTGTTGCGGTTGGCTATGTGAAAGTCTGCGTTGTAAGCTTTTCGTTCATTGACATGCGATGCGCGATAAGCGGCGTTGTCTTTTTTGATCTTTGCGGCGTTGGCTTTGCGATACTCGTTCCGTTTAAGAGGGTTGGCCGCTCGCCATGCCTTGCATGTTGCTGCCCGCACTACTGAGTGCGTCTTCCTGTATCGAGCATTGGCCTCTCGCTGTCTGATTTCTCTTTCTTCGGGTGACATAGCCATGTTTCGAAGCATAGAGGAAATGGCCGAATGAGCCAGCCCAAATTCGCTCATTTGATGACCAAAATCATCAATGTGCCTCTTATGATCCACCCACGCGCAGCGGCGACGATTTACAATGTGCTCGCGGGGAGGTGCGGATATGCGCCGGCTGAACTTCCTGACTTTGATGTGCAGGCGATAGATGGCCGCGTAAAGGCAAGCAGGTTTGTTGGCGATCGCGTCAAAGGTGAAGATGGGAAGTTTCCGGCTGTTGAGCCATACCTCCGCACATCGGACGGGGTAGCAATAATTACTATTGATGGGGAGCTTGTAAATAGGGGCTCTTGGATTGGGGCCGATAGCGGGCTTGTTTCATACGAAGGAATAAAGTTTCAATTAAGCCGGGCAGTCCGTGATCAAAAAACACGCGCAGTTTTGCTTGATTTCTCGTCGCCAGGTGGCGAGGCGATAGGTGCCGAGGAGATGGCCGGTGCCATTCGCGCGGCTGCGGAGAACAAGCCGGTTTATGCGGTGGCGAACGGCATGGCGGCGTCCGCGGCCTATGCGGCGGCTGCCGGTGCGACAAGGATATTCGCGGCGCCGTCGTCGGTCCTAGGGAGTATCGGCGTTGTTCTCCTTCACATGGATTACAGTCAGGCACTCGACAAAGCCGGGATCGCGCCAACCCTGATTTTTGCGGGCGCGCACAAGACGACGGGAAACCCGGTTGAGCCGCTTACCGATGCGGCGGCGGCCGAACTTCAGGCTGACGTCGACACCTTTTACAAATCGTTTCTCTCGACGGTCGCGCAAGGTCGAGGACGGCGGCTGTCCGCGAAGGCCGCGCGCGAGACGGAGGCGCGGACTTTCATTGGCGCCGAGGCGGTGGCTGCGGGGCTCGCTGATACCGTTGGCACGTTCGAGGAGGCGCTCAGCGAGCTTTCAGCAAAAGTCGTGCGGGCTTCCACGCGCAAGGTCGCGCAGACGCGCGCAAATTCAGGAGTGAAGATTATGGCAAATGAAGCAGTAGAGACAGAGACTGAAACCGCGATCCGCGAGGCGGCGCTAGCTGCACACAAAGACGGCTTTAATGAAGGCCACGCGGAAGGTATCAAGAAGGCGCACGTCCGCATCAGTACGATTCTGGCCGACCCGAGGGTCAAAGGCCGTGATCTATTTGCTTTGAAGTATGCCGTGAAGTACCCGCACCTTAGCGAGGACGAGGTTTGCGAGATTTGCGCCGATATCCCGGAAACGCAGAGCGCCTCGCTCGCCGAGAAGGTCGCCGCTACCGGTGTAAATGCGATTAAGCCGGGCGCGGCTCCGCAACAGACGTCGTCCGAAAGCTGGGGCAAGGTCGTAAGTAAGGTTAATTCCCGCAGCCCGGCAGGTCGCGCGGCCTAATACGTAGGCGCTCAAGAATAATTTTAGGAATATTTCGAGCGCGTTTTGCAGCATATGGAGAACTAAGATGCCGACAAGCTTCACTGAGCAATACCACGACGCCGCCTTCATACTGTGGGAGGAGGACTTCCACTATTCGCGCGACAACATTGTGATCAAGAGCGGCGCCGGTATCTTGAAGCCCGGCACCGTCCTGGCGCAGATCACGCAAACCGATACCGCGGGCAGCGTAACCGCAAAGGCGGGCATGACCGGTAACGGGACCTGCGTCAAGGACGCGACCACCCCGATCCAGACCGGATCGCAGCCCGGCACCTACAAGATCATCATGACCGACGCGACCCACTTCACCGTCACCAATCCCGGCGGTGAAACGGTCGGGACTGGCGTGGCCGGCACGGCGTTCAGCGACGAGATCAAGTTCATGCTTACCGCTGGTTCGACGCCTTTCGTAGCCGGCGACGAGTTCGACTTCCCGGTGGTGGGCGTCGCCGGCGCCGGCAAGTATGTCCCGGCCGTATTGTCCGCGATGGACGGCTCGCAGATCGGCGTCGCTGTGCTGATCCATGGCGTCGACGCGACGAGCGTCGATGTGCCTACCGCGGCTTTAGTGCGGGCCGCGCAAGTTAACGTCCATTTGCTTCAATATGACCCGACTATCAACGATGCGGGCGCAAAGGCAAAAATCGCCGCTGACCTTAATGAGGTCGGCATCGTCGTTCGCTAACCAAAGGACTGAAACAGCGCCCGGTTTCGGGCACGCCAAAAACAGGAGTCCCCGAAATGTCCTTTCTCGATATCTTCAACACCGACCCGTTTAGAGTCGTCCCGCTGACTGACGCAATCCAATCGCTGAAATATGTGCCTGGCCGGATCGGTGAGCTCGGTCTTTTCCAAGAGACCGGAATCCCGACGACGACGGCCGCAATCGAAGAGCGCGGCGGCATCCTCGTCTTCGTGCCGCCAAGCCCGCGTGGCGGCCCTGGCATGACGGTCGACAAGCTCAAGAGAACTTTGCGCGTCGTGTCGGTCCCTCATTTCCAAATCGACGATACCATGATGGCGGAAGAAGTTCAGGGCGTCCGCGCATGGGGCAATGAAACCGCGGTCGAAATGCTGATGGAAAAGGTCGCCGAGCGCGGCCAGATCTTCACGCAGTCATTCGAGGCGACCCACGAACTCGCGCGCCTTGGCGCGATCAAGGGTCTCATCACCTACGCCGACGGGACGACGCTCGACCTTCGGACGCTGTTCAATGTCTCGGCGTACCCGACGCAGTTTCTTAATCTGCTACCTGGCACCCCGACAGCGTCCGGGACATTGCGGCGCACTGTGCAAGGCATCTGGCGTCTGCTCGCCGACGAGCTGGCCGGCCTTCCATTCACCGGCATCCGGGCTTTCTGCGGAAATCAGTTCTTCGACGATTTGATTCAAGCCCCGGATATCCGCACGACCTACCTGAACTGGCAGGCCGCCGCGGAACTGCGTGGTCAATACGGGTCGCAGAACCAGAAGGTCTATGGTTCGTATGAGTTCGGCGGCATCGCGTGGGAGAACTACCGCGGCTTTGGGCCGGACGGCTCCCCGCTGGTTCCGACCGACCTTTGCTACATCATCCCCGAAGGCGTGCCGGGCCTGTTTAGGACTTGGTACGCGCCGGCCGATTACATCGAGACCGTGAACACGAACGGCCAGCGCATGTACGTCAAGCAGTACCCGATGCCGAATGACAAGGGCATCAACATGGAGTTCCAGACGAACGCTCTCCATGCGTGCACTCGTCCGCGCTTGCTTCTGACCGGCTCGCGCCTCGCTTCGTAATTCAACCAATTCTAAACCAATTCCACCAGCGGCCGCCATTGGCGGCTTTTTTGTTGCCATGGAGGCCGAGTCTTGAGCAAAAAAGATCGGCCAGAGTGGTACGCGGCGCACCCGAATTATCATCGGGAATACTACCTTGCGCATCGCGACGAAACGCTTGCCGCGGCGCGCGCGAAGGCCGCCGAGAACTATTCGCCGAAGCACCTTTCGATGCTCGCACGCAAAGAAGCGATCGCGCGCGGCGATCGGCACTATCAAGGGGAGCCATGTACGAAAGGTCATGGCGGCAAGCGCTTCGTAAGTACACGGCAATGCGTCGAGTGCATGGCCGTGCGCATGAAGGCCAGGAATGCTGATCGTGTGAAGGCGAATGCGACCGTCATGGATTGGCGACGGCGAAACCCTCAAGCGAACACAAATCAGCAAGCAAAAAGGCGCGGCGCCGACGGCCGTCACGACAAAGCCGACCTAATCAGAATTCGCGAACTTCAAAACGATTACTGCGGCCAATGCCGCCGCGATCTCAAAGGCCGCGGCCAGTTAGACCACATTATGCCAATTGTATTAGGTGGTTTGAATTGGCCTTCTAACCTTCAATGGCTATGTGCGCCATGCAATAGAGCGAAGCACGACTCAGACCCGCGAGAATACGCGAGGGAAACAGGCATCATGCCTCTGGCATGGACAATATAGGAGCATGACAATGTTTAACTGGTTCGACATTCTATCTGACTTTGCTTCGTTTGTACTTAAGGGCGTAAGTCTAAAAGCCGTGAATTACGCCACAGCCCTAAAAACTGACCGCATGGTCAGTGTTATTACGCGCCTGGACGCGCAATCCGGCGTCGCGAAGGTCGAAATCACAACAGCGGCTTATGCCAGCGTGCTCTCGACCATCTCGCTGGCGAAGCCGTCATTCACCGAGTCGTCCGGCGTGCTCACCATGGATGGCGCGCCGAAGTCCGACTCCTCGGCAGCCAATACCGGCACCGCGGCTCTCGCGCGCCTTAAGGACAGCGCGGGCACCGTCTGGATTCAGGGCCTTACCTGCGGCGTCGGGTCCGGCGATCTGCAACTCAATTCGCTTTCGATCACGGCCGGCCAGACCGTCTCGATCGTGAGCGCGACGATCACGCACTCGGCGTAGCCTGCGGCGTTCTAAGAACGTTCCAGGTTATGCACCTCACAATACCAAGGAGAATAGAACGATGAAAAAGTACATTTCGATCATTCCCTTTGCCGGTTTGATGTTTCTGGCTATCCCGGCTCTTGCGCAAGTCCCGCCACCCGGCCCGGCATGGTTCCAGGGCAGCAATTCCGGCGCCGAGCTTGGCACGTTCCCCGCGTGCACACCTGAACTAGCTGGCCACAAGGGCTACGTCGGCCCGCATATCAACCCGGCGGCCCAGTCGCCGGTTCGGATTTACGAATCGGTCGTATGCATGCAGATCGCCGGGGCCTGGGGCTGGGTGCGCGCGCATTGAGCATGTCACATGAAGTCGCGAATGCGTTGGGGCCGGTTTCCAATTTCAACGCGGGGTTTCTTGCCGGCGTTGTATGGGGCTCCGTCTGCGTCGCCATAGCGTTCGGCGACATCTCCAGCATTGCAGCGCGTCTTCGCAAGTTGCTATTCGGGAAGAACCGATGATGGATCATGACCTGAAATACGCGGTTATTGTGCTTGCCGCGTTCTCGGTCATGGTCGTCGCGCTCGCTGTGGTTGGTTTCTTTGCGATCGTCCCTCTTCAAGCTGGCGTTTACAGGCTGACGGATCGCATTGACGCCGTCGAGAAACAAAGCAGCGACGAGCGTGCCAGAATCAAGACGGAGCTTAATGCGCGGCTTGATGCGTTCAGGCAAAATATGGACGCGCGCCTCGCCGACATAAGGCACTATCGAAAATGACCCGCGTTCTTTTGGTCGTTGCCGTGATCGCATTGACTTCGCCGCCGGCCAATGCTGGTTGCTTTCTGTTTTTTTGCTCGCCGGATCATGTTCGCCACTACCACGTTCGGCATCGGCATCATCGCCACGCCAACCATCGTGCCGTCGTTGTGCATAGGACTATTGTAATCAACAAGACGATTCAGAAGACGATCAACGTCCATGAGAAGACGCCCGACCCAGGGAGGCCGCTCGAAAAAATCGAACCGATAAAATGAGCACAGGCGATGGCGATTGAGAGCGAAGCCGATCTTATAATTCTCGGGTTTATCGGTTTGATCGGAAACACGATTGCCGTTGTAATAGGCGCGGCGCTCTCGGCGCGGAACGCGCGGCGCGCGCAAGAGGACGCGGTTAAGGCGCAAGTCTCTACGTCGAAGGCTGCTGAAGCGCTTGAAACCGCAAAGCGTGCGGTGACTGATAGCAACCGTCGCCTAATTGCGGAAGCGCGGCAAACGAATCGTAATATCGACGACGTGGTAGCCGTTGGGCGGGACACGAATGAGATTGCGCACACCACGCATCGGCTTATCAACGGCCAGCGCACTAAGCTCCTCTATACAATTATGATACTTTCCGAGCACGCCGCGCAGGGCAACCCCACCGATAGTGACGCACTAGCCGCTGCCGTCGCCGCTCGTAAAGAATATGAGGAGGCCGCGGTAGTCAATAAGGACAATGATGCCGACCTATGTTCCTAGCCCTGGCTACTGGCTTGCCGTTCGGATCGCGATCGCGATCATTTGCTTTTTCGTTGTTGCGGATATCTTTCTTTTCGCTTTGAGCATGCGGCCGCCGGCCTATCCTGAGCGGCAGTGGAGCGGTCGTCCGATAGCCTACCCGCCAAGGGGGCCTCATTGGGAGCGAGTACGTTGATCGGAATTCTTGCGCTTCTTACGGCGGGCGGACTTTTCCTCGTATGCTGGGTGGTCGTCTTGTCACTTAGGCTCAAGCGCGCGCAAGCACGTCTTGTTGACGCCGCGAATTACATCAAGTGGTGGAGGGGTGAGCTGAGCCGCGCGACGATAGGCCCAGAGGCCGAAGAGGAATAGCACATGTCGCGCCAGTATTTTTCCGACCTTATAATAGAGCCGCAGCTCGTTGCGAACACTCTCGTCACGCTTCCCGTCACCACCGACACGATCATTTTCCAGGCCGGGCAGATAACTATTCCGGCTCTTGATGTGCGCCCTGGCAAGGTATGGAAGCTTACGGCCGGGGGCGTGCTGACGACTAACGCGGCGGGGTCTTGCACCATAACGCCGCGTTTCGGAACGCTGATCGGGAGCCCGTCATTGGGCGCGTCCGGGGCCCAACAGACGCCGACTTTCCTATCCGCGGTGCCCTGGTTGCTTGAGTTTTGGTGCATGTGCCGCACCGTCGGGCTTCCTGGGGTTACGGCGACCATTATCGGATTTGGCAAATTCTCGGCGACGGGGATAGTTGGAACGGCAGGAGCCGCGTGGCATCAAACATTTGGCGGCACCCAGGCGAGCGTTGATCCTGTTGCAAACGTATGCGGCCTTCAAATGAGCTTCAATTTTTCGATAGCCGGGTCGATAACGCCGCATATGGTTTTATTGCAGTCACTCAACTAGAGGACGTTTAGCCCATGCCCTTCGCGCCAGGGCCGAGGGCTCTCTGTCCATTTACATTTCTCACCAACCCGCCGCCGTCCCCATCATCGCCGATTTCCGGCCCCCTCTCCGCCGCCGAGAATGCCGACAGCACAGCGTTTTCCGGCTCCGTTGCGTGGAACGCAACGCTCGCTTCCGTCGAGGATGCTGATGCGGCGGCGTTTGCTGGTCTTTATGGCCCGCTAAAACTCTATGAAGATGCGGCGGCCTCCTATCATTATGCCGGATACACATTCTCATCGATCGCATCCGCGGCGGCGGTCGTTCTCAGTGTTGCGATAAAGGCAGGCGAGCGGAACTACGTTTATATTCAAGGGTACGATGGCGTAAGTTACCCTGGTTGCGGGTTCGACCTTGCCGCCGGGACTGCTAATACACCGAATAGCTGCACACCTTCTATAACCAGCCTTGGAGGCGGCTGGTATACGCTGTCTATTTCATTTACGATGGCGGCGACATCGGCGATGTACGGGTATGTTTTCCTAGAAAACGTTCCCGTTTCCATCGGTTCACAATATTTAGGCACGCCAGGATACGGCGTTTACGTCGATAAGCTTTATTACACTATCAATGCAGGGCCATCGCTTGATTTCCCCGTATCCGGCCTTGGCGATGCCGTCCTTCGCAATTTTGCCGACGGCGACGAGGTTTTCACCTCGACAGAAGAGGCCGACAGCGCCGCAATTACCGGGTCAGTTTCGTGGCTGGCCACGCTCGCCTCGACAGAGGCGGCGGATAACCCCACCGCCGCAGGATCAGTTGCGTGGCAGACGACCCTTGCCGCGGGCGAAGATTTTGACGCCGCTGCGTGGTCAGGCCTTCTATCGGCTTTCGGCCCCTTGGCTGCCATCGAAGGGGCGGACGTTCCAGCGCTCGCTGGCTCCGTAGCGTGGGCGGTAACACTCGCTGTTGGCGAGGTAGCGGACGCTGCGGCTCTTTCGGGGTCCGTTGCATGGAACGCCACGTTCGCCGCGACGGATGGCGCAGATACCGCGGCGCTCGGCGGCTCCGTTGCATGGACCGCGACAATTGCGTCAACCGAGGCGGCCGACACCGCTTCGCTCGTTGCGTTAGTCTCCGCCTTCGGCCCTCTAGCCGCCGTTGAAGACGCCGATACTGCAGCGCTCGCCGGCGCCGTTGCATGGGATGCCACACTCGCCGCGGCTGAGATTGCGGACACCGCGGCGCTCGGCGGGTCTGGCTCTGCTTTCGGCCCTCTCGTTGCGACTGAGGACGCTGACGCGGCGGCACTCACCGGCACCATTGCATGGGCCGGCACATTCGCTTCAACGGAGGCTTCGGACGCTGTAGCGATCGCCGGCTCGGTCGCATGGGCGGCAACGCTCGCGGTGATAGAGGGCGCTGACGTCGCGTCGTTCGTTGGTTCACTATCAGTCTTTGGTCCACTCGCTTCCGTCGAGAGCGCAGACACTGCGGACTCGTCAGGTTCGGTCGCGTGGACTGGCGTTCTTGCCGCAACCGAGGATTTCGACGCCGCGGCGTTCGTTGGGTCCTTATCGGCCTTCGGCCCGCTTGTTGCAATCGATGGATCTGATGCCGGCTCGCTCGCTGGCTCGATTTCCTGGGTCGCGATACTTGCTGCCGCCGAGGACGGAGACGCAGCATCCTGGGCCGGTTCTCTTTCGGCTTTCGGGCCCCTCGCCGCAACCGAGGGCTCGGACGTCGACGTGCTTGCCGGGTCCGTTTCGTGGCAGGCAACCCTCGCCGCGATTGATGGCGCGGACAGCGCCATGTTCGTTGGCGCCGGCCAGATTGCCGGCACGCTTGCTACTACCGAGGACGCAGACTCTGCTTCGCTCGCCGGCTCGGTCGCATGGGCGGCAACGCTCGCCGCGATCGAGTCCACCGATACTGCTTCCGAAGCAGGCGGTGAGGAATGGGATTTAAGGCTCGCCGCCGTTGATAGTCCCGACGCCGCGGCCCTTGCGGGGGCCGTGGGATGGGGTGTTTCCATCGCGGCTACGGAAGTGGCGGATGCCACGGCCGCGACGGGCAGCATCGCATGGCTGACGACCCTTGCCGCTACTGAACTTGCTGACGACGCGGTCATTGCCGGGCTGCTTGGCGATTCAGCCGCGCTCGCCGCGACCGAGGACTCCGATCAGGCTGCTTTCTCGGGCGGGATATTCGGGTCCGCATCGCTTGCCGCGACAGAAGGCCAGGACGCGGTTTTATTTGCTGTTGGCACCGGGCTTGTCGCCGCGCTTCTGGCGACGGAGGCCGGGGATAGCGCCGTCCTCACCGGGTCTGTTACCTCGCCCGCCACGCTGGTCGCGGTTGAGGACGGCGACAGCGCTGGCGTTCACGTCCTTGTTGCTTGGCTGGCAACCATCGTCGCCATTGAAGCCCCGGACACGGCGGCGGAGGCCGGCGGCGAAGAATGGGATATTAGACTTTCCGTCACCGAGCAGGCGGACATCGCGGCCCTCGCTGGAACAATTGTTGATAGGAGTAAGATTGCCGCCGTCGAGGTGGCCGATAATGCCGCTATTGCGGGGACCGTTATATCTCCGGCCGCGCTCGCCGCTGTTGATGGCGGCGATAGTTTCGTTCTTGCCGGCGCGGTCGAATGGCGCGCTTCCTTTGCCGCTATCGAAGCGGCGGACGGCGCGGCGCTGGCCGGCGTGGGGGCTTGGCGCGCGGCGCTTGCGGCCATTGAGGGCGGCGACCTTGCGGCTTTGGCTGTGGCTGTCGTCTGGGGCGCGGCTCTTGCCGCGACGGAAGATAGCGACCAGGCTTCAATATCAGGAGTTGAGGTCTGGCGTGCGGCGTTCGCGGCGACAGAAGCGTATGACGACGCCGCGTTTTCCGGAGGCATTGGGTCTATCACAATTCTATTAGCCGACGAGAGCCAAGATTTATTCAAGGCGGCGGCCAAACGTATCGCGCCAATGTACACCCCATTCTGGGCTTACGAGGAACGGGCATGAGCATCATGAGCGTCCTTATTGATTTTGGGGAAGACTTTCTGATCTTGGCGTATGAACACGTGAGGACCGTTACGCATTTGTTTCGGTGGTGGGTTTTTGTGCATTTCCCAATGCTTGCTCTTTCATCGATTGGCAAGATGGTTATCGCGGTGATCAGGTGACCTCCTTTGATACGCTCGATGCTCATGTCGCGTCGATCGTTGGCGCCGAGTTCGGGTCGCTCGTGACTTGGCACCCGATGGTCGCAAAGTCGTCGAGCCGTTACACCGGCGGAAATGCGCAGCCGGACCCGGACAGGTCGGCTGTCGCGGGGCTGATCGCTATTGTGGTTTGGAAGCCGTTGACCGAATCGGCTGGAGTGACGGACGGATTGCCGGGCGGCAACCGCGGCGGCATCTCGTCATTTGACGTTTCGATCGACATTGCCGTTGAGGATCTTGATCCGCTGAACCAAGGAACCGTCAACCTGCCTAAACCAGGCGATATTTTCGAGTTGGCGGTTGGGGATGCGTATGATGAAAATCGGTGGGTCGAGGTAAAGCGCGTTGCCAACGACGGGAGCAAGCGGGTCATTATGTATGGTATGGCCGTGGGCGCTTCGGAGGCGTCATGAAATGGACAGACGCCGAGATTTCAATCCTTCGGGGCATCTTTCCTAGCGCGTCATGGAAGCTTATCTTTACAGCGCTCCCTGATCGCAATAGGTCGGTTATTAATCAAAAGGCGCGCGCGTGTGGTCTAGCGCGAGAGGTAAGCAAGAGAGCGCCATGGACCGGCGCGGAAATATCGGCTTTATGGCGGCTCTATCCGGCCAGCGATGTTGCAGATGTGGAAGCCGCGCTCCCAGGGAGGGCCTTTGTTAATATTGCGAAGAAGGCAAGCGCTCTAGGCGTCAAGAGACAAACGCTCGGCACGAGAACGAACAAGCGGCACATTCATCCGCTCGTTCGCCAATTGCGAGCTGAGCGGGAGGCACACAAGATGTCCCGCAAAGCGCTTTCAAAGAAATCCGGTTACCACATAAATCAATTGCTCGGGTGGGAACTTGGGAAGACAAGCCCTGACTTGCGATATATATGCTAATGGGCGCAGGCGCTTGGTCTAGAATTTGTTCTGAGGAAAAAGTTGGTGTCAGAGGTTATTCCATGGCCGGATCGAAAGCGTCTTATGGCCGGTAAGTGATATAATATGCAAGAGGCCGCTTAGAGCTGAGCGCGCCGGTGGCTTCGCGAGCAACAAAGACCGGGCCGGCGAGGAATTCCTAAATGCTTTCCCTGGACGCACTCCGGTTAATAACCGTGCAAGCGCTCAAGGGCGCGACGTGGGCGGGGGACCGGGTTTTCGATAGCCCGGCCACGGTTGCCGATTTGAGGATTGAGGCTGAGCGCCAGCCGTTCATTGCTGTCTTTGTCGACGAGGCTGATTCCGAGGGGATCGACCAGCCGACAGCAACATGTCCGCTGAATACCCGGCTCATAATCGAGGCGGGTGTTGCAAGCGCGATAACCTTTCAGCCGGCGACGGACGCCGGTGCGCCCGAGCCGCCGGTAACCGTTACGTCGCTTAACGATACGGACGCGGCGCTCGAAATGACAATCGGGTTCCTGGCCGAGCAGGTTAGAGACGCGCTCATGAGTACCCACAATCCGTGGGCTGGGTTGTGGCGTGAATTGACCGGAGGCCAGCTTCGAAAGTTCGAGTGCGTTCGCGGTGGCCCGCAGACGGACGTGCAGCAAAAGCAACCGCAACGGTATGCTTCAAGGATTCAAATTTACCATACCGGCGTTCTAGCCACGCCACCGCGCGGCACTGTACTGGAGGCCTTCTGGCTTAATTTCATCGAAATGGCGCTTGCAAATCAAGAGCTTGCTGGAATTGGTCAGTTAATGAAAGCGCATTTTACCTATCCGAGCGGCAACCTTCCGGTCTGGCGTATGGCTGAAAAATATCTCGGCGTGACGGCGGACGTCATTCGCGGCATCGGGATAGCGCCGGTCGAAGGATACGACGCTGATGTCGTCACCGAAGAGCCTGTTGTCCCGCTTAACGAGGTGAACTTTGATGAGCCGCCGTGGCCGATGGGATTTAGTTGGGCGTTCATTGACGTTGTCGAGGGCCATGATACTGGAGGAACATCATGAGAAAACTCTTTGTGGCAGCCGTTCTGTTTGCGGCATTCCTTTTGATGGCGGCTTGTGCTGGCTTCTCGGAGTTTGCAAGCCGACACGGATTTAACTGAAAACGTGTCGTCAGAATTCGAGGCGCTCCTCGCGCGCGTCGCTAAATTGGAGCGACGGGCGTCGCTTGAGAAGCGATCGGGGACCATCACCCACGCCGACGTCAAGAAAGGCTACCGCGTAGATTGGGGGCCCGGCTCTGACGGAAAGCCAATGCTTTCACCGTGGATCAAGCAGAGCTCTCACCACGGTTTTACTGTTGAACATACGCCTTTTGCGATCGGTCAGACGGTCATGTCGAAAGGCATGGACCCTGAAGGCATAACCGCCGTCGCTCATCCGCACAGCGAGTCCGATGCAAACCCGGCCGATAGCGCGAAAAGCCTGACTGTTCATACTTACCGCATTCGCAAGAAACCAGGGACCACGCAAGAGCCTGCTAAGGATGACGATAAGGAAGACGTAACTCACCAACGAAGCTATGATAATTATCATACCGTTGTGGGGGAGAAGCTTACGCGCAAAATCTCGCGCAAGGAAAAGCAGATACTCGATACCGTCGGCAAGGACGACACCATGCACGCTGCCGAGATTCAGCAAGAAAGCGGCCACACGCACAGTGTCAACAATGGCAAGCACAAGATAACGATTCATCCCGATAAAGGCATTTCGCATAGTGTCGACAAGGATGACCATTTCATCAAGATTGACAGTAAAGGCATCACCCACTCGACGAAAGGCTCGATCACCAAGACGGCGAAGGATACTATTTCCGACGTTGCCAAGAACATAGTCCACAACGGCAACACGTCGATGCTCGGCGGCCTCGACGTCTCGAAGTTCATCAATGCCGGTCAGGGGGTGAGCGTTGGCGGGATCGGCATCAGCGCAGATGCGCCTGGCTTTAGGGTCGACCATTCCGGCCGGGTGACGATGGTTCTTGAGCACTGCGCCGATGACAAGGCGGCGAAGAAGGCCGGACTTAGGATCGGCCAACTATATCGAACCGACAACGTGATAAAAATTCGCACACGATAGGAGAGCGACAATGCCAATCATGACAAAAGCTAACCCGCCGGCGCCGAAGGTCGAGTATACGATACGTGATCCGAATTGCCGCGAGATTGCCGGCCAAGTTATTGCCGAAGGGCAAAAGACGATCTATCTGACCGAGGTTGAGGCGCAGTTCTTCCTTTCGAACGGTGGCCTGGCCCCGGTATATAGCGCCAGTCCTCCGAGGGCGCCGGAGCCACATGCCTGATCGAGATCGCTACGTCTACGCGCTCTATGGAAGTGATGAAAACGTTCCTTGTTGGATAGGTGTCGGCAAAGGGCGTCGTGTTCATCAGAGCGCAAGGCAGCGCGGCGGCGCGCGTTGGCGTAAGATTGTTGAAAACGCGACGCTCGATGAAGCGTATGCCGTCGAGATTGCTTTGATCGCTCATTATGGGCGTCGCGATCTCGGGGCCGGTCCGCTGTTGAACAGGAACTCTGGCGGGGCAGGCGCGAAGGAATACAGCGCGGAAACTCTCGCGAAGATGTCGGTAGCTATCAGGGCGTCGTGGACGCCTGAGCTTAGCGCCAGGAAATCAGAGGCCAATAGACGGCGGGTGTGGACTGCCGAGAGTCTCAAGAAGCGGTCAGAGGCGAGTAAGGGGCGCCGTCCTATGCTTGGCAAGAAACATTCAGCCGCGACTCGCGCGAAGATGTCTGCATCGCACAAGCAACCGGAATGCGCTGCAATAATCGCCGAGGCTAACCGGAATAGAATTTGGACTGACGAAAGCCGCGCTAAGGTTGCTGCGGCTGTTCGTGCAAGGTATGCGGTGGGCCATGGTTGACCATGTTCCATCTCTTGCAGAGTTTGAGCAATGGAGTCGCATTTGGCCCGTCGCCGACCAACACAAAATGCAGGCTCCCGTTCGCGTTGGCATGGACCGGCGGACCGGGAAAATAATCGTCGGCTGGACCCATGTCATGCAAAGCCTGGAGATGCTGTTCATGACGCGATACCATGAGCGCATTCTGCGGGAGTGGGTTGGTTCATTCGTCCCGCATCTTCTTGGCCAGAACATTACGGAGCCAACGGTTACGAGGTTTTGGTGGGCCATAATTTCGGCGATTGATCTTTGGGAGCCGAACTATTCCGTCAAGCAGATATTCTTGCAGGGGCCACGCGTCGTTAACCCGACGTCTTCGGACGGAATCCGGCGCGGTGAGATTTCATTCGCTCAGCAAGGAGTTTACATGCCAAGGGGCCATCTTTCTGATAAAACCCCAGAGACTCTCCGTGCCAGCGCAATTACAGGAAGAGGAGGAGAGTGGTCAGTATCTTCCCCATGACTGATGAGGAAAGGCGCGCCAAAAGGAAGGGGCGTCACCCCAAACGATTGCGAAAAGAGTCGCGGCTACACGCATCACAAAGGCTGCGCGAAGGGGTGCGTTATGAGTTTCAATAGATTTTCGCCGGTCGACCCAAACACACTGCCTATGATTTCGTTAGTGGAGATTCCTGATGTAGAAGTGTTAATTAAAACGCGGATGCTAGAAACAAAAAAGAGGTGGGAATTTTATGACCCACCTATGGGTGCGCTTTATGATGTCGAGAATTTAGAGTTTGACCCCATAAAGATAGTACACGAGGCGGGCGCCTCGTCGGAACTAAATGCGCTCTCGTTCGTAAATGCCATGGGCAAAGCAACTACCCTGGCGTTTGCCGTTGGCGGTGATCTTGATGCGCTGGCGTCGCGCTACCCGAATGGCGTCCCGCGCCTGATCGACGCGCTTGGCAACCCCGAGTCCGATGACCGCTATCGCTACCGGATTTGGCTCTCCTCGAACGCCTTCTCGACGGCGGGCTCTGCCCTCGCCTATGTGTTCCAGGCACTCACGGCGGTTCCTGAACTTCGCGACGCGACCGCAATTTGTCGGCGCGATTCGTTTGAACACGAGCCGCAGGTGATCATCACTTGCTTGCTCGAAGGGCCTGATCCGATTCCGTCGACCGACCAAATCCTCGCCGTCCGGGCACGCTGTACCGACAAGAGCATTGGCCCGCTGACCGACGTTGTCAGTGTGGTCGCGGCCCAGGTCATTTCGGTCGACTACCGTGTTCGTGTCTGGTTCTATCTTGGTGCTGATCGAGCGGCATCGCTGGCCGCGATCAATGCCGCGATTGCCAAGATGATCGACAACCAGAAATATCTCGGGTTCTCGAACACACTCGCCGCCGTCTATGCGGCTTGCGAGCAGTATGGCGTTTCAAACACGATCATCGACGAGCCCGGCGGTGACGTCATGGCCGACGAAACGCAAGTTGTTCTCGTGAATTCTGTGACCATCGACGCGCGCGACGAGCTTGCCTTCCCGCAAAACCGGATCGTCGTCGCCGGGATGGCTGATTCCACGGAGGCGTCCGACGTTGCTGGCATTTTCGTTTTCAATTTGACGGAAAGTTTTATCGTCTTTGCAGCGGTCGAGAATGGGGACACCGCTTTCGGCTTTAATTAAGCGAGGCGGCCGTGACGGTAAAAACTTTCTGGTTTTTAGCTACCGCAGCTGACGGGATAAATTTCTGGGGCGGGCTCCAAGATGGGGGAAGCTCGCCAACGGCGGCTGATCCGTCAGGCTGGCAAGTTGGCCAAGCCGCGTCCGCACGTTATTCGTACATGTCGGCGCTCTCACAGCGGAGCACCGGCTCTTTCACGACATCGTCGCAGCTTACAGCGCAGCCATCAACCCTTCGCTGGGATGCCTGGCGTACGGTTGCGCCTATAACTGGCAATTTCGCCGCAGGGGACTGGTTCATCATTACGCGGGTTCGCGCTGAATCCACCGCGACTGGCCAGCGCGGTCATTTTCAGACGCGGGTGTGGGCTTCCGTAAACGCTAACGGGTCAAGCGCCCGGGAGATTACAAGCGGGGTTGTCGCCGGTAACGAATATCCGGCAATCACCGCCATCAACACAGGGTATGACGCCCAGACGCAATGGTCGGCCCCGGCCTTCTCGCTCAACAATGAATACCTATTTTTTCAGCAAGAATGGGTTATCGACGTTGTAGGCACGTCAGACTTTTGCGACGTGTGGGTTCGGGTCGGCGCTAACTCATCCATCACAACCTCGGACTTTTCTCTCGGCAACACGCTCGCCGCGACGGAGGGCGCGGATACAGCGGCGCTCGCCGGCTCTGTCGAGTGGGATGCGTCTCTTGCGTCGGCCGAAAGCGCCGATGTAGCCGCGCTTTCTGGTGTCGTTGCTTCGCCGGCAACAATCGCTGTCGTTGAGGCGTCCGACTCGGCGGCATGGGTTGGGTTACTGTCGGCTTACGGGCCGCTCGCGGCGGCCGAGGGCGTCGACGTTGCTACCTCGTCCGTCCTCGTCGCATGGTCCGCATCGCTGGCAGCAACCGATGGCGGCGATAGCGCGATCGCGTCCTGCTTTGTCACATGGCGGGCTACGCTTGCCGCGACCGATGGCGCTGATGCGGCTTCGGCCGTTGGCAGCACCAAATGGCTTGTTACAATTGCCGCCGCTGACGGGCCAGATGCGGCACTTTTTTATGCCGTTGAGATTGATTTCAGCTCGCTCGCCGCAATCGAAGACCCGGACACGGCATCGTTTTCCGTGTCGCGGTTCAACCCGTGGGCTCTCATAGCCGTTGAGGACCCGGACAGCGCGGCGCTTGCCGGGCTTGTTGCCGCCTTCGGGCCGCTATCCGTCGGCGAGGGGGCTGACAGCGCGGCGCTTACGGGCGGCATCTTCGGCGCCGGGGCAATCGCTGCAATCGAGGATGCGGACAGCGCGGCTTTTGCCGGGCTTGCCGTAACGGCGGTCTCCTTTGCCGTCGTCGAAAACATCGACACGGCTTTTTGTCTTGGCACCGCAGCACTTGATGTTGCGCTAGTCGTCCTTGAGGCGCCAGACAACTTCGGCGGCGTGGCGCTTCTTCCCTCCTTCGGCCCGCTGGTCGTCGTTGAGGCTCCTGATCAAGCGTCGGTCGCAGTGATGACCGGGGCTGTCTGGCCGCGCAACGCCATTGATGTTGTAGCGGTCGAAGACTTTGACGCGGCGGCGATCCAGGTTGCCGCCGGGCCTATCGGGAATCTCGAATATCAGGGGGTTGGCGGGAAGCTTCTTTATACCGCGTCGAGCCCGCTAGAGCGTGCGCTCGCGGACGTTGAAGTCGCGCATATGATGGCGACGCCGGCGAGGCTTATCACCGAGAACCTCGATCCATGGGAGGTCGAGTCGCGAAACCTTGTCTTTCTTGCTTACGGTATGGGGGTTACTCTTTGGGAGCCGGCATGGTCGGACACGACACGCCGGGAATGGGTCGCTAATCAATGGCTGTTTAAGCAGGGGGTTGGCTCGCTGCCGGCCTATCGCATGGCGCTTGACGCGAGTGAATACGACATCACCGATTACATCACACCTCCTGGCGGATTCTTTGTTTCGCGTGACCTGACCGTCGAGGAGACAAACGACTGGCTTCGCCGGATGCCGCAAATCCGGATCAAGTTTGCGTCGAAGACTGGCGTTGATTTGGAAATGTTTGCCTCGCCGGATGGAGGTGCCTTAGCAACGGTTGGGCCTAACGGGCCAATCCCCGAAATACCGGGGGCTGACGTCTCGTTTTGGTTTGACGCATTCCTAGGGATCGACGATGGCCGCGCCCTCTACGGCAACATCGCGGTCCTCCGGTATGGTGACGGCCATGAGGTCCCGCTCGAAATGTGGGATCGCGTCGATACCTCAAAGAATGTGAACGAACAAGTTTTCGAACAGCTTTCCGTGCCGGCATTCTTGCCGACAGCGTTCTTCTTAGGCGAAGATTTTCTCGAAGACGATGGCAACTATGTATCGCACGACGACGGCGAGGGGCGAATATACTCGTTTATTGTTCCGGAGGTCGTGAACGTCTCGACGTCCGAGTTCGCGATGACGCCGCTCGTGCCAGGCCTGGAACCTCTCTCACCGCGCTATGAGATCAACAGCGATGTCGAATATGACCTAATCCCGAGCGCCTTCGCTAATGATTGGACGCTCGACGTAGAGTACTTGACGCCAGACGACGGCGGCCTGCTTCTCGCGCATCAAATGTATCTTCTAGACCCGTCTGTTTCAGCCGCGATGAACGAGGGGATTTCGTTTGTCGACGACGCGCGCATCGGGATTCCGTCCGACTACGCAGAGCTGGCGATCGACACTCATACACTGCTTCCTGAGAATACTTTCATCCTGAATGATTCTTGGATGGATGATGGGTACGCGGCGCCCGAGGACCTAACCGACTTCGATCGCGCTTGCCGCGCTGTTGTGGCAGCAAAGGCTCTTCGCGATACTATCCTTGTGTGCTTCGAGCCATTTGTTGATAGCGAGGGTTTCAAATCTAGTACTTCGGAAGAAAGTGGGCAGTACGCGCTCGCTCCCATGGTTGAGGAACAGGATGCTGTTTCAGCTAATTGCACGGCGTTCTGGTCCGCCACACTTGTGGCAAGTGACACTGGAGATCTGGCATTCTTCCCCGGTGGCACCGGGGGTGTTATGGCGCTCTTGGCTACTGAAACAAGCGATGCTTTGGCCTGGGACGGCACAGTACCCGTCACGATCACTTACGCAAGTCTGATTGCTCCTTTGCCTACCAGTGACCCGCTCGCCGTTGGGGCGTTGTGGCTGGATGGTGGTGAGGTTGCAATCTCAGGGTGGGCTAGTTCATTGATACTGCTCCCTACTTCTCCGCCGTCATTCCCGGCGTTGTGGAACAATAGCGGGTTCCTTGATATTTCAGACTTTACCGATCCTTCGATTCCGCTCCCGTCGACACTTCCTGGCGCGAGCGGCCAATTCTGGAACAACGCCGGGCGTGTGTCAGGGACCTGACGATGAAAAGATTTGTTTTGGCCGTCCTTCTTTTCTTGGTTCCATGGAGCGCCTTCGCGCAGTCGTACCCGCATGAGCCGCAAAGCGAGGGGCTGAACGTCACTGGTGCCAATGCTGGAGCCATTCATGGGGGCGCCGTCAACAATCTTTTCGCGGCGCCGCCGACAATCGGTGGCGGGTTGTTTTTCGGGTCGACTTACGGCGTGTCCTCAACGAATGCAGACAATGCAGCTTTCATAAATGCAGCAGAAGCAGATGCCTATGCGGCCGGTGGCGGCGAAGTTTTCCTTCCCGTTGGCGTAATTAAGTCCGGCCAAATTAGTAAATTATCCAAGGTACACCTTAAAGGCTTTGCGCGCGATTCGACAGTTATCAAATTAATAAACGGGGCGAACACCGACCTTGTTCTCGGTCTTGGCTCCAATGCTCTGTGGGGGACAAACAGTACTGGTGGGACAACGAATTGGGAGATATCGGACTTAACACTTGACGGCAACATGGCCAACAATACGTCAGGAAGCTGCCTTGCTGTCTATGCGTATAAGTACAGACTTACCAACATAAAGATACAGAACTGCGCAAATTATGGATGGCGCTCAGAGTGGTCTAGTGTTGGTACAGTGGCGCCGGACGCTGAAGTCAGTGATGTTTTCATCCAAACTACGGGTTGGGATGGGCACAGCTTCAACGGGCCAAGCGATAGCAACATTCATGACCTTGTAATTGCCGACGCCGGCACGGCGACAAGCCATACTTATGCTGGCCTGCATATTGTCGGGAGTGGTGCCAGGTGGTCAGGCGTTCATGTGTACCATATCTCAGCAACAAATTTGATGAAGTATTGTCTCAACGACAGCGGGGCTGGTTCGCAATTTGAAAACAGTCACTTTGAGGGTTGTGACATTCCAGGTTATCTTAATGGACCGTCATCACAATATGCTGATACAGTTTTGTTCTTTAATACACTGACTGGCCCGGATGTGATTATCAATCAGCCGATAGTGTTCAAGGGCACAATAATCGCTGGTCCGTTTGATGTAGTGCACACAGGAATCGTGATTGGAGACGGAACAGGCAACGCCGGAAGCTACGTCATCGACAGCCAAGTGTTCGGCAATATGACGAACATCGCTGATTTCACGCATGACCTCGGGAATGGGAAAGCACGCATCACTGCGTTTTGCTTCTCCACAACATGCAATGTTGCCGGGACTCCTGCATGGAGCGATCAGATTGAAATTCAAGCGGTCGGGTCGGTGGGCGCGTCGCCTTATCTGTTTCAATTCCCAACATTAGCTCTTCCGGCGATGCCAACAAGCTGCACGGGGAAACCCGCGGGGACACTTTGGAATAGTTCTGGGACTGTGCACGTTTGCTGATTCTCTAGGCCCCAAGCCAGGAACGATTATGTGACCTCGGCGCAGCGTTTGGCGTACATCTTTTCGCGGCCCGTACACATACCGATCGCGTCTGTTTTCCATGCCGCCAATATGGTTACTTGACGGCACGATGCAACACGCAAGCAATAAAGGAGAATAGCAAGTGGAGAAAAGATGTCTCATAGACCAGTGGCAAAAAGTTACAGATGGAGATATGCAAAATATCTCCTTGTTCCCCGAGCAGAGCCTCGACGACATTGTTCACGACATCGGCATAACGGGCCAGGGGTTCTATGGATTTCCGGTCGTCACGACGGCACCTACCGTCGTGACGATTGGCAATGGCCGCTTCTATCAAAACGGTCTAGTCTATTTCAACGACACCAACGGCGGTTTTGCGATCGACCTTCTTTCGAGCCTTCCGCTTGTCACTGAGAAGATCGTTGCAATTGTCGTTTGGGGGACGTCGGTTCCGGCTAACACCCAGCCACGGACGTTCCTAACCGACCCGGTGTCGCGCGCGAGCGTGGCCCGCGCGAAGTCGACCGAGCAATGGCGCTGGGCAAACTTGTCCATCGTTAATGGGCTCGAAGGCCCCGACCCGATAAAGCCGGCCGTGGCGAGCAATGTGCTTGAGGTCGCATGGGTCACCCTTAACCCGACCGGAATTCTTAGCATTGAAATGGCGACCGCGCATATGGTCCCGTCGATCACCTTGGCGGACACCCGGCTGAACGATTTCGATTTGTGGCGCGCTAGCGCCGGGTCAATCCTCGCGACTCTCCGCGCCGACCTTACCGGCCTCGCGAACAGGATAGGCAATCTCGCGAACCTAGATATCGTGCGCTCACTCGCCGCCCAAATTGCGAAGTTGAACGAGGAGGCGGACGTCCCTCTAGGACAGCAAGAGTCTTTTGCCTCGCTGTCAAACAGCTTCTTTGATTCTTCAAAGAGCGACATCGGCAACGTCGACTATCTTGCGAAGATCGAGGAAGGAATGCGCTTCGCGGACGCGGCTGTCGCGGACGCTAATATCACTCTTCTCAACCCGCTTGACCCGAACGCTATATCTTCCGGAAATTTCATTCTCCCTGCCTACACAAAGAACACCCGCATTTCGCAGCTTGGGTCAGACCTGGAACTTAATATTTCAAACTACCCGCACCAAACGATAGCCTACACGCTCTTGAATTATTCGCGCTTCAGACTCCGTTCAGGGGACAGCTACATCATTGGCAACGAAGCGTTGTGGTTCAATGAACATTACGACTATGGGCAGGTCTTCCCACGGTTCCCGGAAGTCTTTTCGCCTCTCCCCGCCGACGTAAAAGGAGAACCGCCTGGCCCGCTATTCGTTCGCACGCAGGGTTATTGGTACGACGAACTGGAGGGTGGTTATTGGGATGAGGTAGTCAGCACGGGGAGCCTCAACGGCTCGGTCGTCGCCGAGACTTTTCTAAATGCGCAGGCCGGATATCTGACCGACGTCGGCTTTATGGTCAGCCGCGCGGCCAACACCGGCGATATCAATGTTTTGATCTGCAAGCTCCGGCATGGTGGCGGCGCGCCGGACCTTACCCAAGTCATCGCAATGTCGACTGTCTTGGTTGCCGATATTCAGCCAACCCCGTTTCGGTCCGCAGCGCACTTTGCGCCGGTCCTTCTTGAGGCGGGTGAGCGGTATGCGATCGTCTTCATAACGTCCGGCAATCACTATCTATGGATGACAAAGAACAACAAATATACGGACGGAATTTGCTTTACCAGTACTGACGGCGCGTGGTTCGCTGGCGACTTGACCACCGACATCGCTTTCGATCTCAAGTTCGCGCAGTTCAACTCGCCTCGCGTTGAGATCCTTCTGCAACCTCTTCAGCTCGGTGGCGGTATCGTCGGCATCGACCTCAATGCGGACGCCGCGGTCCCGGGCGGGACGCAGCTCTCCTTCCAGGTCCAGCAAGCCGGCGTCTGGAATACCCTTAGCAAAACTTTCACGGTTGTCGGACAGCCGGCGATTCTCCCATTCAAGGCCGTGTTCGTCGGCTCGTCTCAGCTTATGCCGCTACTTGGTGTGAACACGAACTCAAACGCGAGGACAAACCGGTCGCGAGCCGACTTCACTTATATCGGGCTGGCCAGGACGGTTAGCGGTGCCACCAACATCACAGTCAATATTCTTGCGGCCGCATGGCGCGATACCCATCATACCATCCTTGCTATACTCCTAACGGGAGTTGGGTTCGCCACGCCAATAACGGCGAGCACCGTGGTTGTAAAAGCTTCGTTGCAAGAAGGTGTTGCCTACCGCAAGTTCATTTATACCTTCACTATCTCGGCGGGCATTCCGTTCAAACTGAAAGTTACCGGAACTACCGACAACGTCGTCACGCCATACATCATCACCCGCATCATCGACGTCTGTATCTAAGGAGCGCACCAATGGCAGAGCCAGCACCCTCGACCACCCTCGACCCAAACTCTTATTACGATGTCCAGCTCTCGAAGGTCGTTGTGGTCGGCGCGACACACCATTCCCCAGGGCATCGCGTCATCATCAAAGGCGACATGTGGCCCCTGTTCAAGGATGCGGTCACCTCAGCCGTGAAACTTCCGCCCGGCGCTGAAACCCGGCTCTAGCCCCCACCGCAAATCAAAACGACTAACGGGCCGCCCATTGGGCGGTTTTTTGTTGTCCTAAGGAGAACGTAAATGACCGATCCGATTTTTGGCGTCACAACCCCGCGCGTCGACAATGAAAGCTCGCCGGCGATCTATGCCGACCTAGATACGGTCGGGATCATCGGGCCAGCGCCGAACGCGGACGTGCTTGCCTTCCCGCTCAATACGCCGGTCAAATTTAATTCGGACGACTACGTAACCATCGCGAAGCTCGGTGCTAGCGGGTTCATCACGGACGCAATTCGCGGCGTCAATGACCAGCTCGCCGACTTCGAACATGCGGCGCAGGTGATCGTCGTGCGCACGGCGCTCGGCGTCGATAGCGATCCGGCTGTCGCTTTGCAGCACACGTTGGCGAATATCATGGGCTCGTCGGCGCTCGGCACCGGCATGAGCGCATTCCTTCAATGCGGTTCGCTGGTTCACGCGATCCCCCGGCTGATCATGGCGCCGGGCTATACCGGCCAGCTCGTGAACGGGCTTGATACCCTTCTTATGACGACGCCTGGCAGCGGCTATGTACCAGGGCAATCGTACCCGATCACCTTTGTCGGCGGCGGCCCAAATGCGGTCCAGGCGACGGCGCACGCCGTCGCCAACCCGGACGGGACCCTCGCGAATCCGATCATCGACAGCTTTGGCGCGTTCTATGCGACCGCTCCGACAGCGACCATCGCCGCGCCGGGCAGCGGGACGACCGCCCTTTACACGGCGACGATAGCCATCAATGCCGACCCTGTTTGCTCGGCAATGCCTGACGTGCTTTCACAATTGGTTGCGCATGCGGTTATCGAGTCCGCCGGAACAAGCCGCGCCAATGACGAGGCATGGCGGGGGACGCTGGACAGCGACCGGTTTATCCCGATGTCCGGCGGCGCCAAGGTGGTCGATCCAATAAGCGGGAACACGGTTGTTATGCCGTGTGCCTCGCGTGTTATCGGGTGCATGATCCGCCGAGATTTCCAGACCGGCGCGCCGTTCAACAGCGCGGCGAACCAGGCCGTCAACGGCATCGTCGGGCCCGCGCGCTCGATCGCCTTCAACATAACCGACGGCGCCAACGAAGGGCAGCAACTGCTCGCGGAAAACATTGGCATCATTGTGCGCGGCGAGCTTGGCAACGACTTCGCCCTTGCGCAGGGCGGCTATATCCTGGTCGCCACGGACAATGCCGGCGAGGACCCGCTTTGGATGTTCTACAATGTAACCCGCGGGCGTGACTTTATCAATCTGACGCTCATCCGCAACCTTCGTTACTACCTCGGCCGATTCAACATCACGGCGCAAACGATTCAGGTCGTGACGAACTCGATGGTTCAGGTCCTCGCGTACCTCAAGTCGCGCGATAATCTGCTTGGGTACAAGGTCGCGTTTTCGGGGAATCTTAACTCAGCCGATGAGATCAGGAAGGGGAACATCACGATCAGCTTCCTTGCAGAAGAACCCACCGTTTTGCGGAAAATTACGGCTTCTGGTTCGCGCTACCGCCCGGCCGTCGACGCCCTGATCGCGCAACTGGCCGCGCAGCTGGTGGTTACTGCGTAGACTTTTATTCGGCGGCGGCCCTGCGTATCTTGGCCGCCGCTCTTCCGCGCCTTACAGCATCTCCCCTCTTTGCTAGCCACGCCTTGTATTCAATGGCCGGCATCGATGTTTTCGCGTGTGCTACCAACGAATTTTTGCCCTTAGTACGTTGAGCATCAGCATATGCGGCACTCTTGCGCGCAGCTATAATCCCATCTCTATATTCACCATTGAGCCATCGTGCGGACTGTTTATCAGCGCATTGTCTTCGCTCTGTTTTGTTTGGTTGCCATCCAAGATTTCCACGCGCAAGCTCTGAACGCGTCGCCATCTTTCCTAAATAGCCTTGGTCTTTCCAAAGGCCCTTCATGTGGCGGCTGTTCATTACAGAGAATTTACGCCGTAGCCAGCCATAAAGCTTGTTCTGCCTGCCTGGTCGGTTGCGGGACATTTGTTTAGCGGCCCACAGAAGGCTCCCGTTATCAGGGTGTATTTTCACCAACAGTTGGTGAGCGACGTAGTGTTCCTCCGGAGTTAGCCGAACGAGGTTGCACACTTCATTTGCTCCACCCAAGCACCGAGGCAAAACGTGGTGCCGCTCGGAATATCCGCACAATTCTCTAACTCGCGCGCGCTCGATCAGGCGGTCGTAGTGCCGTTGGTAATTCATTCCACCATCATAGGCCAATTGGCTGAAATAGGCAACTACAGGCCGCCCCAACGGGCGGCTTTTTGTTGCCCAAAATAGGAGAATCCTACCATGGCTCAGAACTCCCTATTGGTCCTCGAAGCCGCGAACATCTTCGTTGGCGACGACCCGACCGCGTCCAACCACCTTATCCTGAAAAACGTGAAGTTCCCGACCGTCGAGAAAGCCTATGTGGATTTCACGGCAGGCGGGGCGATGGTTGGCGTCGAGGTCGACACACACTTCAACAAGTTCGAGGTGACTTTCTCACTCGCCGGCTATACGCCGCAGGTCTTGTCGCAAGTCGGCATTTGGGCGCGTGCTTCCCAGCAATTCTCGCTCTATGGAATGCTGCGCGATAGGCTGACCGGCGCAACCCAGCGCGTCGAGGCCTATGTGTTTGGCCAGCTATCAAAGGCGGCCCCTGATAACTTCGACCGCGGGACTCTCAATGCAATCGAGTATGCGATCAAGGGCGTCACCCATTACGAGCTTTTGATCGATAAGAACCAGATTTATTATTGGGATATGGGGACCAACGAGATGTTCGTCGGCGGCGTCGACATCGAAGCTGACCAGAATGCGGCGCTCGGCGTGTCCGGAAGCTCTGGCGCGCAGCGAGAGATCACAAGCCCAGTAACCGGGCAGGTCGGACGTTAATAAATGAATCAGCTTGATCCTTATATGCCGCTCCGTTTTGCCATATATTTCGGGGCGGCGTGGTATGCTGTGCCAACTGTCCTCGCGCTTTTTCATTTGTTCCGATAAGAGGCGCGGCACTTGACGCAGGACGCTAAAAGGCGCTGTACGCTTGACGTGGAGCGGAGCACATGATCGAGCGCAAGCGCAATGGCACGCGGCGTATTGAGCTTCTTGTTCCGTGCGATGTTGGCTGCGGCCGAATTATCGACGTGGTCGAGATAAAGGCATGCACGCTCGACCACGTCCTGCGATGGCAGGCCGGGCTGATCAACGACCCGCTTGCTTTACTTGCGGAGTTGTCAGGGCTCGGGGCCGACATCCTCGGGCAGCTGACTTACCCGGACGCCGATATTGTCATGCAGGAATTCGCGCTGCATGTCCCGGCGGCGATCCGCGGATCGCTCGGGCAGACGGCAATCGTGCCCGCGCCGCCGGCCGAGGCGCCAGCGCAAGAGCCAGGACCGCCGCTTCCGCCTGAATTGGAAACGTCGGAAGTCGACAGCGAGATGTTTAAGGTGGCCTAAATAAATATTTTTCATCTATTGCGTTATAGGCCAATTGGCTTATATCACATGGTATGAAAATGAGACAAACTTTGATCCTTGTTGCGGTGATGGCTGCGGTTGCTGGGCCTGCGATGGCGGACTCGGCATGGGGGCGGCATTTGGGCTGGTCTCACGACGGGGACCGCTTCACCGCAATGACGCACCTTATGGAGCGTTCCGGGCCTTGGGCTTGCGTGACTCAGGACGCATATGGAGACGAGCCAGCCTATCAAGATTGCGGGTTTGGGTTTGGAAAGTGAACAAGCGCGCAACCATTACGTCTACGGCCTTTACCAAGGCGGCCATAACCTTCCTTGTTACATCGGGCTTGGCAAAGGAGTGCGGGCGACTCTTTCGACGCGGCGCATGGCAAGACTAGGTGTTATTGCGGTTCATCGTAAGCTTCTTTGGAACATGACCGTTTATGAAGCCAAGGACGTCGAGCGCGCTTTGATCGCACATTACGGTCGTCGCGATCTTGAAACTGGGTGTCTCTTAAACAAGACCAGTGGCGGCCAAGGGGTTCCTGATCTTTCCCCTGCGACGCGCGCGAAATTGTCAGCCGCGCAATTAGGCAAGAAGCACCTTCCAGAAACGCGCGCCAAAATATCCGCATCTAAGCGTGGCTCGAAGCATGCGCCGGAGGCGAAGGCGGTCAAGTCGGACGTAATGCGGCGCCGATGGGCAACGCCTTGCGCAAGGGAAAAGCAATCAGAAAGTGTCCGGCTAATAAGAAGAACACCGGAATCTCGCGCAAAAACCTCCAGGGCATCACAGTTACGTTTTGCGATTCCAGGTGAACGAGAGAAGGTTTCTGCATCTATGCGCTCTATTTGGGCAGCGCGTAAAGCCGCAGGATGGACCGGATGGATTTAGAAACTCGTCTGAAAATTTCGGCTGTAAATACGTCGGCGGTAGCCTTCCGCGACGTTGCTCAGCAAGTTGAACAGATGACTCAAAGAGTCACGAAGTCACAACGCGTTTTGGTCGACTCCCACAAAACTGCCGTCCAGAGCATGACCGAGATGGCCGGGGCCGGTTATACGACACTTGGCAGACTCGCTGGGACGTTTGGTGTCGGCTTCGGCGCCGCGGCGGCTGTCGAAGCGGTTAAAAAATCAGTTACGCTTTTCGCTAATGTTGACCAGCGTGCGCGGGCGCTCCATGTTTCGACGGGGGAATCGCTTGAGAAAATTAATGCGGCCTACGAACGAGTAGATGCCACCGCAGCGGCGGCAAGAGTCCCAGTCGAGGAACTACGAAACGCTTTTGATACCCTCGCGCGCGCGTTTGGTGGTGTTGAAGGCGCGAAAGAAATGCTTCCTGGAGTCGCGCAAGCAGCGGCGGGCATGCACACGACTGCGGAGGAAACCGCACTATTCAATACCCAGCTTGTCAACACGCTTAAGATCGCCAAGAAAGATATCCCCGCCGCGTTCGATTCCCTTATTGGCGCGGCAAAAGGCGGTCGTGTTCAGGCGGCAGAACTAGAGAAGGGAATTTCTGACGTATCGACAGACCTCGCCGACATCGGCATGACCGGTCCAAAGGCGCTCCACCAGGTCGAAGCTGCGATGGAGACCGTTGGAAACTACACAACAGACGCCGGGCGGGCTGTCACCGGAGTTCAAGCGATTATCGATGCGGTCAACACAAAGAGGCTAAACGCCGCCTTCCTGTCGGCCGGCATCAACATGAAGCATGAGCTAGAAAAGGGTGCGAAGGCTGGCATGTCCGCGCTCGACGTCATGGTCGAGCAGGCTCATCGGGCGGCGCTGATAATTCAGCGACGGCACCCAGGCATCTCCATTGAAGAAGCTTACGCCGAGCTGACCAAAAGAAATTTGCCTATGCGCGACGCCCTGATCCAGCTTTACGCTCACAGGGACGTCACCGCACAAGTTCAGGAAAGGATAGCCAAGTCCGGCGGCGCGATGGCTGACGCCGCGAAGGTCATGACAGAAGGTATGTCAGGGACCATACAAAGCTTTTCAAACGAGTTGATTGAGGCAGGCGAGGCGGTTGGAAGTTTTGTCGACCATATGCGGCTTGGGATCGAGCGTTTGGAGGGCAAGGCCCCCACAACTGCGCCGACGGCGCCGGCGCCTCCTCTTGCGTCCCCCGCGCCACCGTCTTGGTGGGAATGGCTTCGCAAAAGACAAAACCAATCAACGGAGGGCGAGAAGCGCCCTGATCTCGCGCCTCCCGCGCCGCCAAAGAAGACCGGTAAGTTCGGTGATATTTCAGGCAACGCCAGCGACATCGGATGGATGACGTCCGGCATGCAAGGCGCCCAGCCTCTTATCCCAAGCCAGCCTGGCTCGACGACCGAGCGGACCGCGCGCGAGCAGCTTGAGGTCTTGCGCCGGCTTGAGCGGTCGGCGCTCTTCGGCGGACTTACCGGCGCCGGCGTTGGCGGGTCCAGCGGGGCAGCGGCGGGCGGTGGCACGCCAGAAGGCGAGGGTGGCGGTAAGGGTAGCGGCAGCGGCAAGACCGGCGGCCCAAGCGCGCGCCGTAAGTCATTTGGGCACCCCGGGGCTCCCACTACGGCTGGCGGCAAGGGCGCTATCGCGGCCAGCAAGGCGGATACAAGCGCCGACGCGGCATTGATCAGGAAGATTGCCAAGGAGGAAGGCATCGACCCGGACACCGCGGTCGCTGTCGCGAAAAGCGAAGGGCTTGGCCATTCATGGGCAGGCGGTGACAAAGGGTCATCGTTCGGTCCACTACAAGCTCACTTTGGCGGCATAGCACCAGGAATGATGTCAAAAGGCCAAGGCGACGCCATGGCCCGCGAAGGGATCAACGCTAAAGACCCAGCGCAAAAAGAAGCCGTGCTCAGGTGGCAGCTTAAATACGCCAAGAAACACGGCTGGGGCGAGTGGTATGGCGCCAGGCGAGCCGGCATCGGCAACCGTGAGGGAATCGACGGCGGCGGCACTTCCGGCGTCGCTGGCGGCGGCAAAGAAGGCGAGCCAGGGAGCGGCGGCGGCACCGGGCGCGGCGAGATACCGGTAAGCGGCGGCGCGGCGACCCGCCCGGATTCAATTTCCGGAATGGAGCCTGAATTTAGGGCGCGGCTTGCTGCAATGATGGAGGCGGCTCCGAAAGGCTCAAGCGTCTTTAGCGGTTACCGCTCACCGGAGCTTCAGGCGCAATTGTTTGCGAAGTCCGACCGCAGCGGGCACATGGTTGCGCGGCCTGGCCATTCACATCACGGCAAGGGAGACGCGGCCGATATCAAAGGGGACCTCGCGTGGTTTCATAAACACGCGGCCGAGTATGGCCTAAGATTTCCGATGCCATATGAAAACTGGCATATTCAAAGTGACCCAAATACGACCATCCCAGTTCCGCATACAGAAACAGCGGATGCGGCCCCGCGAGCCCCTGCCATGCCGGCTGCGCCGTCGGCGCCGGCGCCTCGTGTTGCAACCCAACCCGTAGACCTTGCCGAACGCATGCGTCAAATGTCGGCGAAGAAGCGCTCCGAGGTTGCGAGGCGAACCGCATTCCATCAGATTGCCGGGAGGCTCGACGATTTCGATGCCTTTGTTAAGAGAGCCGGGAAGGCGACCGCGGAAACGACGCCGCGTGATCCTCTGGAGGGTTGGCTAAGCACAACGCCATCAAAAAAGACTGATCAATCGCACGTTATAGGGACATCAAACACGCCGTCCAGCACCCCGTTCCCACATGATCCTAAATACGATAATTTCGCCAGGTCGACGATGACGTTCGGTAAGCGCCAGCCGGACGAGTTCATAACTCACCCTAACATACACTACGATCAAGACCAGAATATGCCGGTCATTAGCGACGAGCCGATGGCTAAAATGAAGGAAAAATTGCAATATAATAAGACGCAAAAATATATCGACAGCGATCACACCAAGAAGATGGAGGCGATGCGCCACAAGGCGGCCGAGCCGGTACGCGTCAAGGTGGCCTATGACTTCGACGCGGCGGACGTCCGTACCCACAACAAGGCGTACGCGCGTCGGTCGTTCAATAAGGAAGCGCGGAATAGCAGG